AACCTCATGTCAAAGGCTCGTAGAAATATACGAGCCATATTTTTTTATTTTTTTTCTTTACCATAGAGAAAACCAATTTCTAAAAACTCATTTTTAGAACTTTCAACTGCTTCATTAAAAAGAGTTTCAAGCCTTTGCTTTTCTTCAATAGAAATTTTTAAACTACCTACAAATTTTTTAAATTTTTCATCAAATTCCCCTACTTTTGATTTAAATAGTCCTTTTGTTTCCAGCTCTTCCAAAAAATTAATAAGATTAATGTCCATAGTGTTTCCTCCCTTTTAAATAAAATAAATATAGTTAGTAATTTTAATTAATTTTATTAATTTTTGATAAATTTTTAAAATAAATAAACTAAAATATTAAAACTTATAAACTATTTACTTAATACTATAATATAAAATTAAAAGTTGTCAAGTATTTTTTTTAGTGCTATACTAAGTTATTAAAATTAAGTTATTAGTTAATTATTTTATCTAACTAAAAGAAAGGAGTTAGGATGAGAACAACTAGTGAAATTTTAAAAGAATTCAGAAAAAGCAGAGAAATGACTGCTGCAATGATGGCTGAAAAATTAGGGATATCTGCTGTAACTATGTCTGCTATAGATGTTGGTAGAAAAAAGCTCTCTGAACAAATGCTTGAAAAACTTGAAACTATGTTACCTAAAGATGACTTTATAGATTTATTGAAATCTGAAAGAGAAATGAACCTACCTTCTTTTTTACAAAAAAAATTTGAAAAATATAATATTCAGTCAGAATCAATAACAGATATTACAAACATTTCAGAAGTATCAGAAGAGGGGAAAAAGAAAATCTATGATTTTATAGAACTTGTAAAAACTGCTGAAAGAGCAAGAAATAATAGAGAAACTGTTAATATTACAAATCTATCTACTGAAAATAAAGAAAAAGTAAGGGAGTATATAGAATTGTTAGAAATTAAACAAGAAAAAAAATAAATTTTTAGGAGGGTGTTTTATATGAAAAAGTTTTTAAAGTTTATTTTAATTGGAATGTCTGTATTATTTTTAGTTAGTTGTGGAAAACCAGATTCACAGAAAGCATTTGAAAGTAGCTTTAAACTGCTAGCATCAGAGTTAGAGAAACAAGTCCCTAATGATGATCCAGTAACTAAGTCTTTTGCAAAGGCAATAAAAAAAGCAACTTATAAAATTAATAAAGTTACTGAAAATGGAGAAACTGCTGATATTGATGTAACTATTAAAGGAATTAATATTCCTGCATATATGGGAGAATTGATGAGTTCAATTATGCCTTTGGCTATGTCAGGTGCTCCAGAGTCTGCACTAGATGCAGCAGCAACTAAGTTTTTTGATGACTTATTTAAAAGGTCAGATTTATCTTATGTTGAAAAAAATTTAATCGTTAAAATGCAAAAAGAAGATGGAGAATGGAAATTAGTAAATCTTTCAGAAGTAATTGGAGCAGCTCTTGGTGGATTAGATGAATTATTTAAAGATGAGGAAACTGAAAATAATTCTAATTAATTTTTAAAATATCTATACTTACATAAAATAGGACTTTTAACAGAGGTCCTATTTTTTATTAAAAAAAATTTTCTTGACTTTTACAAAAAATAAGTTATTATTATAAATAAATTAGTTTAATAAATTTAAGTTATAAGTTTAATTTAAAAAGGAGTTTTTTATGAGTGTTTATGAGGCATATAAATATTACATAAAAATAAGAGATGGAACTACAATTTTAAATGGAAAAGAATGTCCAAATATTATTGAAAAGCATTGTTTTTATGATAAAAGTGCTTTTAAAAAAAGTCTCAAAAAACTTTCTGAAGAATATAGAGAAAATCAGATAATCACATACCAAAATATTAGGGGCAGGTGGTACGAATGTCCAAAACCAAAAATATAAATAATAAAGAAATTGGGCGTAGTTTTTGCAGCTGTGGAAATTATTTATATTCAGATACTGAAAAAAGAATAAAAGTTGCTAGTAGAAACCAAGTTACTTATTATTTTGAAGAAAAGTGTTTAGAGATAAATTGTTCACATTGCAATAAAATTACCAAAGTGAAATTATAAAATGTATGGACTAGATAGAGCTGGTATCTTTGTTGATGTTGAAACTGATATTTTGTATGTAAGGGAAAAGATTAAAAAAGTTTTTCCTCATTCTTTTTCAGAGAGTCTTTCTAATAGTATGAATAGTTATAAAATTGATAAAAAAAATATTAATTTTATAAAATTAGAAGAAAAAAAACTAAAAAAAATAACAACTATAAAAATTGATTTTTCCTATCCTAGATTTTTTGAAGAAGATAACATTTATCCATTAGATAATGAGCTTCAAAAAATTATGGTAGAAACAGACTTATTATTATTAATTAATAAACTAACAGATTATGAAGTTAAAATAAGTGAATTAAAATACGATTATTTTGAATTTACAACCCAAGAAACTATTGGAAATTTCCATAAGTTTCATAATATTATAAGCCACTTCTATCGTGGACTTACTAGAAAATATGAAGATTTGGATAAAACACAATATTATAATTTTAATCCAACTGATAACAAATTCTTTACAACAGGATTTATTTTTCAACCACTTCCTGGATGGAAAATAAGACTTTACAGTAAAGGACATGAAAATAATAAAAAAAAGAATACTAGAAAAATAAGGGGAGCAATTCTCCGAATAGAACATAGACTGAGTAAGAAGATTATAAAAGATTTTTTTAAATTAAATACAATAGAATATATAACAATACAAGAAATTAAAGATTGTATACAAAAAACAATATCAAAAACTCTTGCTGATATAATTATTGCAGAGTTAGAAAATTCTATAAATATCTTAAAAAGTAATTTTAAAAATTTTAAATGTAGAGAATTAGATTCCATTGTAAGAGATAATCTTGAATGGATATTTGATTATAAAATATTAGATGATATTGTTACCCAATTTTCTGATAAATCCTATCGCAGGATTGTCTTTTATCGAAAAAAGATAAAAGATATATTAATTACTTCACAAGCCAGAGCATCTCCAAAAAGAGATTATTTTTCTAACATAGAAAGGCTCGAACTTTTCTTCAACAATCTTATTCTTTTCAAATGCAAAGTTAAATGTAACACAAAAAAGCATTTAACAATTTTTTGCACTAATTAGGATGAAAAAACATCCTATTTTCACTCTTTAAAAAAATATTTTCCTTTTATTTTCAATGCTTTTATAACTTTTTCTCGCGTGATAACAATGTATAGCACTGCATTCCTAAAACTGAAATTATGGATACTTGATTTTATTATGCAGTAAGAAAAAACAATTTGAAACCAGGAGAGAGCTATGAATAAAATAATAGAATTAAATTTACTTAGAGAAGTAGCTAATAATCCAAGAGTTATCACTACTGAACAAGTAGAAATATATAAAAATATTCTTCAAAGATTTGGAAATATTATTCCAGTTATTATTGATGAAAATAACTATGTTGTAAGTGATTATGCAAAGATAAAAGCTGCAATAGAACTAGGAATGAAAGAAATTAACTGCATTAGAATTAATAATCTTTCAGAAGATGAAGTTCAAACAATAAGAATAGCAGAAATAAGAGCAGTAGAACTTGGTAAATGGGATTATCAAAAACTATTTGATGAACTTTCAAAAATAGGTGAAGATTTTAAATTAACAGGTTTTGATTTAGATGAAATATTGGAGCAATTACCAGTAGAAGCACTTGATATTAATGGAATTGATGAAATAGATGTTCCTGAACTTCAAGAAGAAACATTTACAAAACAACAGGATATTTGGTTACTTGGAAATCATCGTTTAATGTGTGGAGATTCTACAAAATTGGAAGATGTTAAAAAACTAGTAAACAATGAAGTTATTGATTTATTAGTAACAGACCCACCATACAATGTTGATTATCAGGCAGCGAATGGACAAAAAATAAAAAATGACAATATGAATAGTGAGAATTTTTATAGATTTTTATTAGCTTTTTATAAAAATGCTTATGAAGTGATGAGGGCAGGAGCAGGGTTTTATATATTTCATGCAGATTCTGAAACAAGGGCATTTCGTGGAGCATTAACAGAAGCAGGTTTTAAAATTTCTCAATGTCTGATATGGGTTAAAAATCAATTTATACTTTCTAGGCAAGATTACAATTGGAAGCATGAACCTTGCCTTTATGGGTGGAAAGAAGGAGTAAAACACTTTTTTATAAGAAATTTTACTCAGGATACAATCCAAGAAATTTACTCAAAAACTGAAAGTATGTCAAAGAAAGAATTACAAGAAACTTTAAAAAATATTTTAGAAGAATATACAACAATTATCAGAGAAAATAAGCCATTGAAAAATGATATTCATCCAACGATGAAACCAATAAGGCTTATATCAAAGTTAATACATAATTCAAGCAAAGAAAATTGGAATGTTTTAGATTTGTTTGGTGGCTCTGGAAGTACACTAATAGCTGCTGAACAGCTAAAAAGAAAAGCGTTTTTAATGGAATTTGATGAAAAGTATGCTGATGTAATTGTTAAGAGATATGCTGAAATAGACAAAGAAGATATAAAACTTTTAAGAAATGGGAAAACTTATAACTGGAATGAAGTTAAAAGTGAACTCTATGCTGGTGATGTAACATGAAAAAAGAAATATTCACAGATAAGCAATTAAAAGTGCTAGAACTATATGTTCAGCTTGAAATAACAAAATTTAGTACAAAGAAGAAAAACCTATATTCTGAAATACAAAAAAGAACTAAATATAATCTAAATACAATTACTAGCTGGATTAGAAGATATTTAGAAAAGTATAAGGAAATTAGAAAGGAAATTCAAGAAGAAAAAAATGCAAAAATATCCAATTTTGAGGGCTTGACAGAAAAACAGACTAAGTATGTTATGTTTAGAATGTGTGGTTTTAGTAAAGAAGAAGCAAAATTAGAAGCAGGATATAGTGAAAAGACTAAGGCTGCAAATATAGAAAAGAATCCAAAGATAATTGGAACATTAGTAGAGCTAAGAGAAAAGTTAAAAGATGATGTTAGATATGGAGTAATGGCAAATCTTAATGCACTTGTTACGATTAGAGATGAGGGAATAAAAGGAGTTGAAAGAGTTGAATACACAGATTCATCAACCCCTGATGGGCATTCAATAATCAAGACAGTAGTAAAGGAAAAGCAGTTCATTGCTTCAGCCACAGCTACCAGGATCATAAATGAGATGCTTGGATATAAGCTAACTGATGAATTGAAACTGGAAGAAGCAAAGAAAAAAGAAAAGGCAGGTCAACTTGTTCTTATAGAATAAGGTACTGTCAGACGATTTTCTGAGTTGAGGGTCCGAAGAGCTCAAAAAACATCAATTTTAGGAAAAATTTCAAGTTTGCCAAAAAATAATTTATATACGCGAGGAGGAAAAATGCAACAAGTTTTAGCAACTGAAAATAGAATTGCAAAATTATTTCAATTTTCAGAGAGAAAAGTCAGAGATTATTTTAAAGCTGCTAGAATTGCTCCTGGAAAATATGATTTACTCCAAGTGATAGAAATATTTGTTGAAAAGAATTCAGGAAAAGATGAAACAGCTGAATTAAAGAGAGCTGATAAAGATTTGAAAGAATATAAATTAAAAATTTTAAAAAAAGAGTATCATCATGAAAGTGATGTTATCAGAATAGTTTCAAATATGAATTATAATTTTAAATCTAAATTGATGGCTCTTCCTAGTAAAATCTCAGTTCAATTGCTAAATAAGGATAATCAACTTGAAATAAAAGAAATTTTAAAAAAAGCTATTTATGATGTTTTAGAAGAATTGATTGAATACAAATATGAAGAAAGAAAGGTTATTAAAGATGAAGATATTGGGGAAACACACAATACATCTGATTGAAAATATTGTAAAAGATACTTTAGCTCCCCCAGAAGATTTGACTATTGCTGAATGGGCAGATAAATACAGGGTACTTTCAAGAGAGAGTGCAGCAGAAGCTGGAAAGTGGGAAACTGATAGAACACCATATATGAAAGCAATATTTGACTGTGTTACTGACAGTATAACTAAATCAATAACCATTATGAGTTCAGCACAGGTCGGAAAAACAGAATTACTCTTAAATATTTTAGGAAGATATATGCACTTAGATCCTTGTCCTATTCTCTTTGTTCAACCAACTGTTGATGATGCCAAATCATTTTCAAAAGAAAGAGTTGAACCTATGTTAAGAGATACAAAAATTCTTAAAACATTAGTAGATAAAGTTAATAAAAGAGAAACAGGAACTGTTCAGGAAAAAATGTTTCCTGGGGGATATGTAAGATTTGTTGGAGCAAATTCTCCATCTGGATTAGCAAGTAGACCTATAAAAATTACATTGTTAGATGAAGTTGACAGGTTTCCTTTATCAGCAAAAAAAGAAGGAGACCCAGTAAAATTGGCTGAGAGAAGAACAAACAATTTTTATGATAGCAAAAAAATAAGAGTTTCTACTCCCACAGATGATGCAACTTCTAAAATACAATTATTATATTTGGCAGGTTCACAAGAAGAATGGAGTTTACCTTGTCCATACTGTGGAGAATATCAAGCCTTAGAGTTTGAGCAACTTAAATATCAAGATTTAGTAGAACCTGAATTTGAGTGTAAATTTTGTGGAGAAAGTGCAGTTGAAAGCGAATGGAAAAAATGTGGACAAACTAATGGGAAATGGATAGCTAAGTTTCCAAAAGAAAAAGAAAATAGAAGTTTTCATCTTAATGCATTAGCTTCACCCTGGGTAAGTTGGAAAGAAATTATAGCTGAATATCTAAATGTCAAAGATGACGATTTTCAATATAAAACTTTTATAAATACTGTACTAGGTAAGACATTCACTGTAAATCTTGATAGTGCTATGGATTATGAAGCAATCTATGAAACAAGAGAAGACTATGGAGCAGAATTACATGACAATGTTGTTATTCTTACTGCTGGTGTGGATGTACAAGACAATAGACTCGAGGTTGAGGTTGTTGGCTGGGGTTATGGTTATGAAAGTTATGGGATTATTTATAGAGATTTTCCAGGTGATCCAGGAAAAGAAGAAGTATGGTTAAAATTAGATGCTTTTTTAAGAAAAAAATTTAAATATAAAAATGGAAAATCTTTAATGATTGCAGCAACTCTTATAGATTCAGGAGGACATCATACAGGAAGTGTATATAAATATGTTCATAAAAAAGAAAAAAGAGGAATTTATGCAATCAAAGGGCAAGGAAGTTGGGGGGTTAATATTTTAAATGGTTTTAGAAAAACAACTAAAAAAGGTACTCCTTCAATAAATTTACTTAGTCTAGGAGTAAATGCTTTGAAAGATTTAACATATTCAAGGCTTTCAATTTTAAATGGTCCAGGTAAATGCCATTTCCCAAAATCTAGTACACAAGGATATGGAATAGATTATTTTAAAGGACTAACAGCTGAGGTAAAAGTAAAAAAATCAACCCCAAAAGGTATGAAAATAGCTTGGGAAATTCTTCAAGGGAGAAGAAATGAACCTTTGGATTTGAGAAATTATGCAACAGGTGCAGTAGAACTCATCCCAATTGATTTAAATGATAAAAAATATATAAGAAAGGAGATTAAATAATGGTATTTACAGAAGAACAATGTAAAGAGCATTTACAAGCTTGGTTAGCAGCTGATTTGGCTGTGTCAAAAAGTCAGAGCTATACAATTGGAAATAGAGTTTTAACAAGAGCAAATTCACAAGAGATAGCTAGAAATATAAAAATATGGTCTGAAAGATTAGCAAAAGTACAAAGAGGATATAGTGGTCCTAGAACTTTTCAAATTATTCCTAGATAGGAGGTTTTTATGAATTTAATTGACAAGGCAATAGGGTACTTTAATCCTAAAGCTGGTGCTGAAAGAATTAGAGAGAGGCGAAAATATGATAACCTCATAAAAATTGAGAAAGGTTATTCAAATAAAGATGATCCTGTTCTTAAAAATTGGAATGTTGGAGCTAATAGTCCTGATGAAGATTTGTTATTAAGTCTTGAAGATTTAAGAGCAAAGTCAAGAAACTTATATATGAATAATGATCTTGCTGGAGCTGCACTAAAAAAAATGAGAACTAAAACTGTTGGAAGTGGCTTATTGCCAAAACCAACAATTAATTATGTCTATTTAGGAATAGAAAGAGAAAAAGCAAAAGAGCTAGAAAGAATTATAAAAAATAAGTTTAATGCATGGGCTTTATCTCCTAATTCTGATGCAAGTAGAATGTTTAGTTTTTATGATTTACAATCACTGTTACAACTTAGTTGGATAATGAATGGAGATGCTTTCGCAATTCCAATGAGAAAGCACAGAAAAGGAGTTAGTATAGAGCTTTGTATTCAACTTCTTGAAGCAGATAGAATTGTGAATCCAATAGGAACTATTAATAAATATATAAAATCAGGAGTTGAGTATGATGAACAAGGAGAGCTTAAAAAATACTATGTAGCTTCGTCACATCCAGGAGATAACTTTAATTACAAAGTAAAAGGGTATCCAGCTTTTAACAGTTTAGGTAGAAAAAATATCTTACATATTTTTGAACCTGAACGAATAGGACAAAGAAGAGGAGTTCCAATTTTAGGTCCGATTATTTTTTCACTTAAACAGCTAGGAAAATATAAAAGTTCTGAATTAACAGCAGCAGTTATCAATGCAATGATAGGACTTATTATTGAAAGTGAAAGTGCTGATGAAGAGGGATTTGCAGGAGGTTTTGGAACAACTGATGAAGAAAATACACCAGAAAATCCAAAACAAAAAGAACAACAAATAACCTTAGATCATGGAACTTTGGTAGTAGGTAAACCAGGAGAAAAAATAAAAGAATTTTCTACAAGTAGACCCAATAAAAATTTTAAAGAATTTGTTGAAGCAATATATGAAGAAATAGGAGCAAACTTAGAGATTAGTAAAGAAGTTTTGATGTCTAGCTTTAAAAATTCATATAGTGCTGCAAAAGCTTCACTTGAAGAAGCACATCAAAGGTTTCAAGTTTCAAGAAAAATATTAGAAAGAACATTCTGTCAACCAATTTATGAAGAATTTATACTTGAACTTATAAAAAATGGTGATATAGATTGTCCAAACTTTTTTGAAGATGAATCAGTTCGTTATGCTTTCACTCGTTGCATATGGGTTGGAGCTGGAAAATCATCTCTTGATCCATTAAAAGATGCCAATGCAAATGGAAAAGAACTTGAAAACTTTACTACAAGCAGAAGTATAATAGCTGCTACATCAGGCTATGACTACGAAGAAATCTTTAGAGAAAGAGCAGAAGAAGAAAAAGAAATTGCTCTTCTTGAAAAAGATTTGAAAAATATTCGTAAAGGGGGTGAAAAATAATGCCTAGAATAAATGAAAATAAATTTTTTGAAATAAAAAATCTATCAGAAAATACAGTTGAAATTAGAATATATGGGACTATAACAAAATGGGCTGACAAAGAATATGGACAAGTTAGTTCAGCTAGTTTTGCAAAAGAATTAGAAAATTATAAGAATGTTTCTCAAATAAATTTGAGGATAAATTCTCCTGGAGGAGATGTATTTGAAGCAAGTACTATTTATAATCTTTTAAAAGATTTTGCAAAAGTAAATAATATTCAAATAACTGGTTATATAGATGGATTAGCTGCAAGTGCTGCAAGTTTTTTAGTTTTATGTGCCTCTAAGGTAGTTATGGGAATAGGAGCATTATTCATGATACATAATCCTCTAACTTATGCCTATGGGAATACAGCAGAATTACAAAAACAAATTCAACTTTTAGATACAGTTAAGGAATCTATTTTAGATATTTATTGTACAAAATCTAAATTAAATAGAGAAGAAATTGCTGAAAAAATGAATAATGAAAAGTGGTTTCGTGCTAATGAAGCTTTAGAAGCTGGATTTGTTGATGAAATAGTAGAGAATGATAACTCGTTAGAAAATATAAAAAATATTTCCAATGAGTTGCATATTGAAAATTATATTCATCAAGATTTATTGAAAGAAAAATTAAAAGAAATTGAAAATATGAAAAATGCAGGAGGAAGAAATATGCCAAAAAGTATACAAGAATTAGTGAATGAATACCCACAATTAATGAATGATTTTAAAAATCAGATTATTAATGAAGTTAAAGGAAGTGAAAAAGAAAAAATTGAAAATGCTGTTCTTGAAGAAAGAAAAAGAATAGAAGCATTAGACAAAATTCCAGTTATAAATGATAAACAAAGAGAAGTGATAAATAAGGCAAAATATGAAGAACCTAGAGACTCAAAAGATATTGTAGTTGATTTTTATATGTCAAATGCTAATAAGGCACAGGAAGAAATTGAAAAAATAAAAAATGAACAAAAAAAATCTGGAATTGATGGTATAGCACCTTCAACTGAAGAGGGACAGGATGATGTTTTTAATGAAATATGTGCTGCTGCAATACAAGCTTTCAATAAAAAATAGGAGGAAAGAATATGTCAAAAAATAAAATTTATACAAGTACAGACCAAAGAATATTTCAAGGAGATTTTCCAGTTGAAACAAATGCTTTAACTCTTCAAACAAAAGTTGAAGCTGGTGATATTGTTGCATTAAGTTCAGCTAAGAAATTTGGAAAATATGATGGAACAACATATTCTGATGTTTATGGGGTTGCTTATGAAACAACAGAAAATGCTGGTCAAACAGTAGTTATACTAACAGGAGGGCTTGTAAAAAGTTTTCCAAAATTTAATGGAAAAGAAGAAGAACTAACTATTGCATTAAGAAAAATAGGAATTTTTATAAAATAAGGGAGGAATAAAATGCCAGGATTATATACACCAGTAACAATAAAAAAAGTTAGACAAAATTTAGATGTGAAAAGAGACTTTTTAACAGGTCTTTTCTTTGAAAAATCTTCTAAATCATTAACTCCAACAATCATATTAGAGTACACAAAAGCTGGAGAAGCTGTAGCTCCATTTTTAACACCAATGGAAGCAGGGAGACCAGTTTATTCAAGAACTAAAAAATCTAATGTAATTAATGCTCCTTCAATTGGTCCAGAATATTCATTGACTGAAAAAGATTTATTTGAAAGACCAGCAGGAGCAAGTATTGAAGAATTTAATCCAGCAATAGAAACTGGAAAAAGAATAGGAGAAATATTAGGAGATCAAGAAAATTATATAAAAAATAGAATTGAATTAATGGTATCTCAATTTTTAACAACAGGTATCGTTAAGTCTGGAGATAAAGAAATTGAGTATGAAGTTAATTATGAATTAGGTAATAAAGTTACATTAGCTTCAGGTAAAAAATGGACTGATACAGGAGTTAATCAGTTATCTAGCTTAGATAGCATAATTCAAAAAGCAGAAGAAAATGGCTATAAAACAGAAAATATTGTTTTAGGATTAAAAGCAGCAGATTTACTAGTAAATTCAGAAGCATTTAAAAAAGCTGTTTCACAAGATTTACAAAGTGAATTTGTAAAAAAAGCAGTTAGAACTTATCCAGGAATAGTTTGGATAGGAACTTATAAAAAATTTGGAGTTGAACTTTTCTCTTATAGTAGAAAAGTAACTGATACTGATGGGAAATCAATTCAATTAATGCCAACAAATATGGTAATTGGAGGTCCTGCTGCTGGGGAAGTAATCTATGCTCCTATTGTATTTATGGGAAATGGATTTGTACATATGACTGAAAGATATTCTAACTTAGATACAACAAATCCTAAAGCAGCAAAGATAACAACAGAATCTCGTCCTGTTTTGCAACCTTGCGATGTAGATGCATATTTTTCTTATGTGGTATGTGATGAATAAAGATAAGGGAGTTTTTACTCTCTTATCAAATTTATAAAAATGGAGGATGTATGAAAGTAAAGTTTGAAAGACATTATGGAGAATATAAAATTGGTGATTTTGGTAATTTTGAAAAAGGAGAAGAATTAAACTATATTTTAAAAACAGGAACTGCAATAAAGATTGAAGATGATACTCCAAGTTCAGAAGAAATTGAAGAAAAAGAAAATGATGATTTCGGGAATTCCGAAGTAGAAGAAACAGAAAAAGATAATAAAAAAAATAAGAAAGTGAAATAATGGGCTTTAAACAACAATTAAAGGAAGATTTAGAAATATTTTTAGATTTAGAAGAATTTGGAGAGAAATTTAAAGTTGATGGAGTTGAATACTTTGGTGTTATTGAACAACCAAATAATAAAACACCAAAAGAAGAATATGAAGGAGTTATAAAAGATTTAGATTTTATAATTTATACAAAGTATCAAAAAGAATTAGAAAAATATAGTGCTGGAAAAGAATTTTCTTTGAATGGGAGAAAACTTATTGTAAATAGGAATTATGTAGAAGAGGGGCTCATGGTTATTGAACTCTATGAAAGAGGTACTTATTAATGAATGAATTTCTTGAAGTCAAAAATTTAGAAAAAGCTGAGGCAATGTTAAAAAATATTCCAAATGGGATAGAAAGAGCTATAACTGGAACTATTAATAAGGCATTGGTCAAAGTAAAATCTGAGATAAAGAAAAAAGTTAGCAAAGATTATAACATTATAAAAAAAGATGTTGATAAAGATTTAAAAATAAGAAAAGCAACTTTTGCTACATTGACTGGAACTATAAGTGCAAGATATCCAAGAGAACCTATTATTCGCTTTTTAGCTTCAAGTAGTAAAAGAAATACAAAAGTAAAGATAAAGAAAACTGAAAAAAGTAAAGTATTAAATGGAAAACCAGAGTATGTTGGAAAACCATTTATAACTATCTTACAGAATGGGCATATGGGAATTTTCCAAAGGAAGAGCAATGAGAGAAAAAGAACATCAAAAGGAAAAAATATAGGAAAAAAACAAACTCCTATTGCTCAACTTTATACAATAAGTATTTCTGAAATGATAGCTTCTGAAAGCGTTTCTAAATATGCTATGGAGCAGGGAGAAAAATATATAGAAACTATTTTAGAAAAAGAAATAAATAGAATTTTACTGGGGTATACAAAATGATAAATGTTAGGGAACTTGAAGAAGAAATAAAAAAAATAATAGAACCTATAATAAAAGGTAAAATTTTTCCTGTTTACAAGGGAGAAGAAAGAGGAGAAAGAGAGATAGATATCTATATTGGCTCACTTCCTCCTGACTCTGAAAAAACTATTATTCCAGCTATAACAATTAGGGTAACTGGAGCTAAGAACACATTAGAACAGAAAAAATTATCAGTTTTAATTTCAATTGGGATTTTTAGTGAAACTTCTGAAGATGGATATTTAAAAATTTGTAATTTAACTCAAGAAATTTTTGAAAAATTAATGGAAATTGGGGTAATAAATAACAGATTTGAGATACTTCCAGAAGCTGAATGGAACTTACCAGAAGCACAACCTTATCCTTATTTTTTGGGATTTATTGACTTAAATATTATATATGAAAAAGATTATAGAAAAGATTTAGAAGACTGGGTAAATGGAGGTGATTGAATTGGCTAAGGCTAATCAAAAAAATGAAGAAGAAGTAAAAAATGAGGTAAATAATGAAATAAAGGAAGATAACAAAGAAGTACAAGAAGGTGATAAAGAAGAAACAAAGGAAATAGTCAAAGAAGAAGAAAAAGAAAATTTTACAAAAATATACATAGGTCCAACTATTCTTGCATATAATTTAGCAGAAAATACAGTTTTTATAGATTCATTTCCTGAAAAGATAAATGAAGCAATAGAAAAATATCCTATTATTAGTAATTTGATGATAGATATTGATAAATTACAAGATAGAAATAATGAATATTATAAAAATAATTATCTTATTTTAAAAAATGAATTAGGAGGGAAATAGATGGGATTTAGACATGGTGTAACAGGGAAAGAAAGTCCTACAAAATTGATAACTGCTGTAAGTGACGGAATAACTCCAGTGTATGTTGGAACAGCTCCAATTAACTTATGTAAAACAAAAAATGTTAATGAACCAATTTTATGTAGTTCTTATGCAGAAGCAGTTGAAAATTTTGGTTTTTTAAATGATTTTAATAACTATACTTTATGTGAAGCAATAGATACACATTTCTCAAAATTTAATATAGGTCCAATTATTTTAATAAATGTACTTGACCCTACAAAGCATAAAAAAGAGGTACAAAATAAAACAATAAAATTTATTGATGGTAGATATTTATTAGAAGATATTGGAATAATGCCTGAAACTTTAACTATAACAGAAACTTTTGAATATGTAAAAAGCTTTAATGATAAAGGACAATTAGTAATAATTCCTAATGAAGTAAGAACAACAGATATCCAAGTTAGTTATAGTATGATAGACCCTTCAACAGTCAAGAATATAGATATAATAGGTGGAATAGATGGAACAACAGGAAAGAAAAAAGGATTGGAATTAATATCAGAAGTTTTTCCAAAATACAGAAAAGTTCCTAGCTTAATTCTAGCTCCAAAATTTTCTACTGATGCAACTGTAAGTGCTGTAATTGAAGCAAAAGCTAGAAGTGTAAATGGTCATTTTCAAGCATTTGGATTAGTTGATTTGGATACCAATACAGTAAAAAAATATGGAGATACTGTACAAAATAAAAATAAGAACAATATTTCTTCAACTTTTTTGGATGTTAGCTATCCTAAAATATCCTTGGGAGAAACACAATATCATATTTCAACTCAAAAGGCTGCAATAATTCAAATTTTAGCCAGAGAATCAGAAGATGTTCCTTATAAATCTCCAAGTAATAAGAATATTAAAGGTGATGGAGCTGTACTAGCAGATGGCACTCCTATATGGTTAGGATTAGATGAAGCAAATTATCTGAATAGTCAAGGAATATCAACTATTATAAATTGGACAGGTGGTTGGCGTTTTTGGGGAAATAGAACATCTTGTTTTCCAGCAAATACAGATCCAAAAGATTCTTTTATTGCAAGTAGGTTGATGTTTAACTGGGTAATTAATTCTTTAGTTTTAACTTATTGGCAAAAGGTAGATGATCCTACAAATAGAGTCCTAATAGAAACTATTACTGATAGCATCAATATTTGGTTAAATGGACTTGTTGCAACAGGAATGGCTATTGGAGCAAGAGTAGTATTTAGAAAAGAAGATAATCCAAAAACAAGTTTAGTAGATGGAAAAATAAAATTTAAAGTATATTTTACACCAGCATTACCAGCTGAAGAGATAATCTATGATTTAGAAATAGATGTAGATTATTATGATAAATTATTCTAGGAGGTAAAAAAATGGCAAAAACAATGGGAGTTATTCCTGAAAAAATCATTAACTATAAATGTTATATAGATGGTGAAATGTCCCCAACTGCATTAGTAGATGCAGAACTGCCTGACATACAATTTATGTCTGAAACAATTTCAGGAGCTGGAATTGCTGGAGAGATAGATTCTCCAACATTAGGACATTTTCAAAATATGGAAATTGGACTTAATTTTAGAACTTTAATAAATCAAAATTTTCATAATTTTACTCAAAAAGTTTATGCTCTAGAGTTTAGGGCTGCTACTCAATCAACTGATGTTGTTGGAGGAAAAATTCAAACAGGAAAGTTAAAAATTTCTACTAGGGTTGTTCCTAAAAATATAGCATTAGGAAAATTAGAAGTTGGAAAACCTTCTGGTTCAAATCAAAAATATAGTTGTCTTTATTTAAAAGTAGAAATGGATGGAGAAACAGTTTTAGAAATAGATAAAATAAATATGATCTTTAATATTAATGGAGAAGATTTACTAGAAGAAGTAAGAGATGCAATGGGAATTTAGGGAGGAATGTATGAAAATAAAAAATAGAATTAAATGTATAAAAAATGGTGTAGAAGTTGAGATAGATGAAATTAATATCTCAAAAGAAAATTTTACACCAAAATCTATATTGGACTCTGAAAGAGAGTTTTTGTTGACAGGGGGAATTTTTCCACAAGGAGATATGGAAAATTCAAGAGGTTATTTAGGATATGTTGCTGCTAAAATGATTAATTGTTCATATGATGATTTAGTTGAAAAATTAACTGGAAGAGAGTATTTAGAGGTTACAAATGAAGTAAAGGGTTTGTTCAATGGTGTGGGATTGGAAAGCTTAGCTGCAAAGATATTAGAAAATCAATCTTAATTATGAGTAAAGAAAGTAAAACAAATATTGATTATTTTATCAATATGAATTTTCAAGAGTTCTTTGATTGGGTAAGTGATATGGGAGAAATTCTTGAAAAACAATCAAAATTTTAAATAAGTGGTTGCTTTTTAAATGAATTTGTTGTAAAATCCATTTAAGAGGTGAGTAATATGCAAAGACATCAAATAGATAATACACTTCTTCATCAAGCAATGTTAGAAGAAAATAATATGCAAATGGAAGAAGAAAAAATATTAGATAGTATTTCAAAAAATGATGGAAAAGATTTTTGGAATGATTTGGCTGAATGCATCAATATTATGACTGATATGTTATTAAATTCTTTACAAATTATAATATGTTTAGTTATTTTGATAGTTCTGTTCTTTGTTGTTTTTTAGCATATTGCAATATAAATAAAAAATATAAACCACTTATCATAATTTGGTAGGTGGTTTTTTATTTGGAGGAAATATGAAATCAGTTGGAATTTCATTTGGAATAGGTGCTTTGGTTAGTGCTACTTTCTCTAAATCATTTGGAACAGCAAATAAAGGAATATCTCAATTAAGCAACACTATTGGAAAGTTAAATCAAGAGATTGTAAATTTAAAAGATAGTCAGTCTTTACTTGCTAAATATAATAAAGATACTAAAGCATTGAAAGAGAAAATTGTAACTATAAAAGAAACTGAAAAAGCTATAAAAAATTTAAAAAGAGAAATAGAAATAGAAAAAAAAGCTATTGAAGAAAATACTGGTAAAACCAGAAAACAAAGAAAAGAACTTAAAGAAAGTAAAAAAATAGTAGAAGAAAAAACTAAGGCTTTAAAAGAATTAGAAAAAAAATTGAATTCTCTAAATCAATCTTATATAAAAGAAGCTAAAAATTTAAATGCAACTAAAAATATTTTAAAAGAAAAAAAAATTGATCTTAATGACACAACTAAAGCTTATGAAAAATTAGAAAAAGCTATTAAAGCTGCTGAAAATGCGACTAAAAAATTTAATAAAGCTTCAAAAGTAAGTAACATAGCTAATAAAATTTCTGGTGCTGGAACTAAGATGTTAGCTGGTGCTGGTGCAGTAGCTGGAACTTTATATAAACCAGTTCAGGAAGCTATAAATGCTGAAAGTAATTTTTCAGATGTAAAAAAACAATTTGATTTTAACTCAAAAGAGGAAGAAGAGAAATTTAAAAAAGATTTACATAAAATTATTACAGAGAAAAAAATTGCAATTTCACTTGATGAATTATATGGTGCTGCTGCTAGTGCTGGGCAATCAGGTTTAAATCAAGAAGAAGCAGTTCAGTATATTGAATTAGCTTCTAAAATTGGAATGGCTTTTGATATGAATAGGGAAGAAGCTGCACAATCAATGTTTGAAATGAAAAATGCTTTAAAACTTCCATATAATGACCTAATAGAATTAACAGATAAAATGAATTATCTAGGGAATACAACTGGAGCAAGTGCAGCTAAAATTACAGATTTTGTAAATAGAACTGGGAATATAGGGAAATTATCAGGATTTTCAGCCGATAAAGTAGCTGCAATAGGTGCTTCATTAATTGAACAAGGTATGGATGCAGATGTAGCAGCAACAGGTGCAAAAAAAGTTTTTAGTGCTATGACAAAAGGAAATGCTGTAACAAAAAATCAAGCAAAGATATATAAATCTTTAGGTATTGATCCAGTTCAATTATCAAAACTAGCTCAGGAAGATGCTCAAAAGGCATTAAATTTACTTTTTACAAAAATTAATAGCAAATCTAAAGATGAACAAGGTGCAATAATAACCTTGCTTTTTGGAGAAGAAGGAAAAAGAGGAGCTGCTGCTATTGCAGCAAATTTGGATAGAGTAAATGAAAATTTAGCAAAAGTTAATGGTGATGAAGCTAAGGGAAGTGTTGATAAAGAAGCAGATATAAAAAGAGCCACAACAGCTAATCAATTGGCAATAGCTAATGGTAAATTGTCAATAATTCTTTCTCAACTAGGAACTACTGTTCTCCCTTCTGTTAATAGTGCATTGGAATGGTTTTCTAATTTTCTAAGTAAAATATCTGCTTATCAGGAAAAACATCCTGAACTGTTTAAAAAAATTATGGACTCTCTTGTAAAAGGAGTTGTAGTTTTAGGTGGTTTAGGAGTAGCTTTTAAAGGAGTATCTGGTGTTTTAAAAATATATTCAAATTATCTTAAAATAGCTGGTTTTATGACTAAACATCAAGTAGGAACAAATATATTAAGAACAGGTTCAAAATTATTTACTTTTGGAAAAAGATTAATTAAAGGAGTTGGAACACTCTCAAAAGCATTTATTAAATTTGGAGCAACTATGTTAGCAAGTCCAATAACTTGGGTAATAGCAGGAATTATAGCATTGGTAGCAGCTGGTTATCTGTTATATAAGAACTGGGATACTGTAAAGCAAAAAGCTATTGATTTAAAAAATATGGTAGTTGGACTTATTGATAAGTTTTGGTATCTAATGGGTCCTATAGGTTGGATTGTAAAAGGTGGAATGGAGATATATAGAAATTGGGATAAGATAAAAGAAAAAGCAGCTGAATTAAAAGAAAAAGTTGCAAATATGATAACTAATCTAGTTTTAAAATGGGATAACTTTAAAGCTACAATAAAAAATATCCTTGGGAATGTATTTAACTGGATGGAAGAAAAGTGGAATAATATCAAAGATATTGGTGGAAAGGTAGCAGATTTCTTTGTAGGAATATTTGAAAAAATAAAAAGTGGATTTGAAACTATTGTTGGTTGGGGGAAAAAAATATTATTTTTAGGATCTGATGAAAGAACAGCTCCACCAGGAAGAAGAGGATACTCTACACAATCTAATATAAAACCTTATTCTTATGGTGGTAGAAAAGATATTCCAGGATATGCAAAAGGTGGAATTGTAAATTCACCAACTCTTGCTTGGATTGGAGAAGGAGCATCATCTGAATCTATAATTCCTCATGATAACAGTGAAAGAAGTTTTAATCTTTGGGAAAAAACTGGAAGATTAATAGGAGCTTTTGAAAAAACTGATAGCTCAAACTCATTCACTTTTACCTATGCACCTGTTATTAATGCTAATGATAGTAAAGGTGTTGATGAAGTTATAAAGAAAAATCAAATTGATGCTTTTAATGAATTTAAAAATATGATGAGAAAATATGAAAATGAAGAAAAAAGGAGAGGTCGTGGAAGATAATTTTAAAGAATATATTACGAAAAATGGCGATACATGGGATTCTATTTCTTATATCTTATTTTCCAATTCTAAGGCTATTGATTACCTTTTCTCTTGGAATAAACAATATTCTGATTATGCAATATTTCCAGCAAGAATAACTTTAAAATATAAAAATATAAAATTAACAGATGAAGATATCCCACCTTGGAGGAGATAATGAATATCGAAGAACTAGAAAATAAAAATGTAAAAGACCCCAGAAAAAGCAGAATAGAAATATTCTATGAGGGGAAAAATATTACACAAAATATTCATAATCAGCTTTTAAGTTGTTCTCAAAGTGATTCAATAAATGAATTAGATTCTTTAGAACTGACCTTAGAAAATAAAGAAATGTACTGGTTAGGTAGCTGGTTTCCACAAAAGGGAGATATTTTAAAAACTATTTTAATTTTAGAAAATTGGGAAATTGATGGAAATATTGTAGTTCATGATATGGGAGAATTCTACATAGATAGTATAAATTTTAGTGGTCCTCCTGATGTTGTGAATATCAGAGGGATATCTTATGATTTAAATTCTGATATAGTTGATAAAAAAGAAAATCATGTGTGGGAAAATGTAGATTTTAAAACCATAATAACTGAGATAGCAAAAAATAGAAAAATTGAATTAATTTCTGATATTTCTTTTAATAGAAAATATCAAAGAATTGAGCAAAAACTACAATCTGATTTTGATTTTTTAAAATCTTTGTGTGAAGAAGCTGGAGCAAATTTAAAATTGTTTAATAACAAAATAGTTATTTTTGAAGAAGAGAAGTATGAAAGAAGAGAAACTAAAATGACTTTTAATAAGAGTAATATTGCTAGCTATAGTTTTTCTACTGATGATACAGACTCTTATTCAAGTTGTACAATTTGCTACTATGATTACAAGAGAAAAAAGAAAATTGAAAGAAAGTTCTTTCTTAAAAATAGAAATTCTTATAAGAAAAAAAATAAAAGGGATTTGTTTATTAATGAAGATAAGCAGATTACAGGTAAAAATAAAGAGGAAATTAATAAACAGCTGCTAGAAATTGCTAAAAAAGCATTAAGAAGTAAAAATAAAAAAGAAGTAAAAGCCAGTGTTACTTTTATGGGAACTGAGAAATTATTATCAGTTGGAGATACCGTTATTTTAAATGATTTTGGAAATTTTTCTGGGAAATATATAATTGATAATTTAAATATTAACTTATTTTCTTATGATATTACAGCAGATATGCATAAAATTATGGAAATGGAGGTAGAGGAATGATAAGGTATGGTACTGTGACAAGTATATTTCCAGATAAAGGAACAGTTAAGGTAACATTTGAAGATTTAGATATACCTTCTGCAGAAATTCCAGTTTTACAGGGTAGAACTGAAAAAACAAAACATTATTCAATGCCTAAAATTGGTGAAAGTGGAATATGTATTTTTCCTGAAAATTCATTTTCTGGTTTTTATTTAGGCTCAGGATACAATGATGCTACTCCTATCCCAATATCTGCTAAAGAGGGAGTAGAAATAACAGTTTTTAATGATGGAACAATTATCTCTTATGATGAAAAATCTTCTAAATTATATATAAATTGTAATAATAAAATAGAGATTGTTGCACAAAATATAAAGATTACTTGTCCAAAAACAGAGATTATTGGAGATATAAATGTAACTGGGACAATTGATGTAAAAGGAAGTGTAAATGCTTCTGAAGAAGTAAGTGCAAAAGGTATAAAACTATCTGAACATACTCATTCAGGAGTAAAAGCTGGTGGAGATACTACAGGAGGTCCTCAATAATGATTATTGGAAGTTTAGGTAATTTTATATTTATGGCAAGTTCTTTATATACAAAAACCTTTAATTCATTTTCTCGTTCTTCTTCAGTACGATGGATTGAGCATAAAATCATTGGAGAAAAACCTAAATTACAATTTGATGGTATAGATTTAAAGCAAATTGAACTATCAATTCACCTCAATCGTTTTTTTAAAGTTGATATTCCAAAAGAAAAAGAAAAATTGGAAAAATATATGGAAGAAGGTAAAGTATTAAGGCTCATAATTGGAGGAGAAAAGATAGGGAACTATGTTATTACTAGCCTTAATGAAGAGCATAAAGCATTTAATGCAATAGGTAAAGTAACTAAAATGGATATAAAGGTAAGTTTAAAGGAGTATAACTAATGGAAATTCTTTTAAATTTTGGAGAAGAAAAAAACTATATTTTTAAAAAAAATAAAGCTACAGAAATTGTACAAAATATTGAAAATATTGTATCAAGAATAAAAGGAAATGTAGTTTTAGCAAGAGAAAAAGGAATGGATATTAATAATGTAGACAAACCTTTTGAACTTGTAAAGGCTGAAATAATTGCCAATTGTATGGAAGAAATAGAAAAAGAAGAAAAAAGATTTGAAGTAAAAAATATTGAAATTATTGAAATGCAAAATATTGCAAAAATGAAAATAAAGATTACAGGAGAGGTGAAAGATGAATAACGATTTTTCTTTCATTGAACTAGATGTTAATGAAATAAAAAAACAATTAAAAAATGGATATGAAGAAATAATGCAAGTTAAAATTCAAACAGGAGATGCTATTGAAGATTTTATTGATTGGGTAACATATATATTATCACTATCAAAAAATCATATGAATTTTATAGGAAGAATGAATTTATTACAATATTCTGAAGGTAAATATCTTGATGCATTAGGGGCTCTAGTAGATGTTGATAGAATAATAGAAAGAGAGGCTGAATGTACTGTTGAATATAAATTTTCTAAAATTTTTGATGAAAAAAAAGTTATTGAAAAAGGACATAAAATTGCAAAAGGAAATTTATATTTCGAGAGTATCGAAACAGTAACATTAGAAATAGGGAAAAGAACTGCAATAGGTAAGGTAAAATGTCTCTCAACGGGTTTAATAGGGAATGATATTGAAATAGGAGAAATTAGTACTATTGTAGATGATATTCCTTATTTACTTTCAGTATCTAATATAACAAAAACAAGTGGTGGAGCAGATAGAGAAAATGATAATCGTTACAGAGAAAGAATAAGATTAAAGCCAAAAGCATTTTCTGTTGCAGGTCCACATGGAGCTTATTTATATTATGTTTTAACCTCACATCAAGATATTACTGATTCCTACATTTATACCCCAATTATAAGTCCTGGTGTAGTTAAAATAATTCCTTTAATGAAAAATGGCGAATTACCTAGTTCTGAAATATTAGATTTAATTAAAGAAAAACTAAAAGATGATGTAAGACCTTTAACTGATAAAGTTGAAATAGAAAAACCAAAACAGTTCACTTATAACATTAATGTTAAATACTGGATTAAAAAAACTAATATGCCAAATTTGATAAAAAAGAATGTTGAACTAGCATTAGAAGAGTATGTTGCTTGGCAAAAAGAAAAATTAGGTAGAGATATAAATCCAAATAAATTAATTCAATTTTTAATTACTGCTGGGGCAAAAAGGGTTGAAATTGAAAGTCCTACTTTTACTAAATTGGAAAGAGATACAGTAGCTATTGAAAGTCAAAAAAATATTAAATATCAAGGAGAAGAAGATGAGTAAATTAATGGAAGTTAATTACCAGGATATATTCCCTGAAAATTTAAAAAAGTATAAAAATTTAAAAACTCTTTCAAAAAAATTTGAGGATATTTTTAAAAAATATATTATCCATAATATTGATAAATTAGCTTTTATTTATAATCTTGATTTATTAGAAGATAGAATACTTGATGAAGTAGCTTATTATTTTAACATAGATGACTACAATAGTGGTTTAGATAGAGAAATAAAAATAAAGCTAATAAAATCTGCTTATTGGATACATTCAAAAAAAGGTACAAAAGAAGCTGTTATATCTCAATTAAAAATATTGAATTATAAAATAGATATAAAAGAATGGTTTGAATATGGTGGAAAACCTTTTACATTTAGACTATTTACAGAAAATCAAAATAAAGATAAAGATTGGCTTAAAAGGGTTGTAGAGCTTATAAAAGAATATAAAAATGTAAGAAGTATCTTAGAAGCTCTGTATTTGTTAAAAAAGAAAGAGTATACATATTATATAGCTGGTTATAAAGAAGTTTTTATAACAGGAAAGAAAGTTAATGCAGGAACAGATAAAGAAATATATAAAAAAATCTTTTATGGTGGCTATAAACAAATTAAAAAGGAGATTATTAAATGAAATTTAGTGGTTTAACAAAAAAAGGTAGATTATATCTTGCTAAAATACAAGCTGCTGAAGAACCAATTCAGTTTACAAAAATAAAATTTGGTGATGGAAAACTTTCTGAACATGAAAATCCAGCTGATTTAGTTGATATAAAAAATATAAAAGTTGAAAAATCAATTTTAAATAAAGAACAGAAAGAAGATGCCGTAATTCTAACAACTATAATTGATAATGTAGGGTTAGTTGAAGGATATTTTCCAAGAGAAACTGGAATCTATGTACAAGATGAAGATCAAGAAGTCCTATATTTTTATATGAATGATGGAGATGAAACATCATGGCTTCCACCAGAAGTTGATGGTCCACATAAAATGGAAATGAAAATAAATCTAATATCATCTAATACAGGTTCTGTTCTTGTTCATAATGATGGAAAAGATTTATACATAACAAAAGATTATTTAGAAAGTAATTATACTCAAAAAGGTAATTTTAATGGAACAGCACAGGATATTGAAGATAGAGTTGTTGCAGCAGTAGGAAAAGAAGATGGAAAATTTCCTCTAACTGAATCAGTGGCTGGTAATATATATTATTTTCCAGGAAACAAAAAATTTTATTATTGTTTAAAAAGCCAAACTAGTAGAGTAAGTGTTCCAAATGCGGATTTTGAAGAATTATCTATTTATCAAAATCGTAAGAAATTGGAAAATTTAATAACAATTAAAGAAACTGGAAATTGCAACACTGTTTATAATGATTGTTTAATTGGATTAGAATCCTGGTCTAATATTTTACTAAGAAATAAACCAGTAACAGACAGCTCTCCAATGGGAACTTTAATTACTTTTAATCTTGGCAGAAAAACTCAATTTTATATCAGTTCAACAGGAGCTTATTCTCGTGTGAATCAATCACAACAAGATGAAACATCTTGGACTGCTTGGGTTAAATTAAGTTAATTTTTCTCCATTGACTAAAAGCACTATTAGCTCCTGTTATAGCTCTACAAAAAATGAGTCCTTTAAAGCTATACAGAACTTGCTGACAGTAAGCACCATTTTCTAATGAGAAAACAACTAAATAAAACGCTCTTCCTTCATTATGATTTAATTCAGCTGGGAGTCCTACAATATTGTTACTCCATCCAGATGAAGTATAAAAACCTGATTCTGTAATGGAATTTAGATTTACATTATTAATTTGTGACAAACTTAATTTTGTTTTTTCTTCTTTAGTTGTATATAAATTTTCCACTATGGAAAATTTAATTAAAGTTAAAAATAATAAAATATTTACAATAGGTAATATTTGTATAGAAACTATAAACTGTACTCCCAATACAGTAGGGGTCAGAACAGTAAATGTTGAAAGTGATTTTAAAAATATATTTTGTATATCTCTTACAGGATATATAACAGAAGGGCAAACAGGAGAACACCTTATGCGACAAGTAGTTCATGACTATTATTCTAAAATAGTTGCTACTAAACAAGTTAAATTATATGCTTCTGGAAATCAATCTTTAGAACTAACTATAATAGGAACTATTTAAAAATTAGTATCCTATTGCTATATAATTAACTCTTATTTGTGTAGTTTTATTTTTTGCAAGAACTTTAAATTTTCTTTTTCTATCTTCAGTAGAAAGACTATCGTCTATAACAAGAGTATCCTCATTTATTTCTGTTATTCCACTTCCAGAAGCAATAGAAACAACTGAAATACAGACATTTGGAAAAGGTTTAGGAAAATAGATATATCCTGTTCTTGCAATAGCATATCCACCTTGAATAATTAAGTTCCCTATATTAAAAGAGTAATTATCATTTGTAATTAAATTTTCCACAGTGGAAAATCTATACAAAAATTTTGAAAAAAATGGAAACTGGTATTATAAGCAAATTTCTAGCAATTTCTACATTTTATTTGGTTGGTTTAGTGATATTTCTTATGGTGAATCTTACTATAGTTTGCCTGTTTCTACGACATCCGAGTATACAAACTCTGTAGTTTTAGCAACACAAACTGGGGCAGGAGCTGTAAAACCAATCACATGTTACATAAAAAACAGAAAATTATATTTTAACAGTCAAAATACAACTAAAGAGAACTACAGTGTTTTCGCCATAGTACAAGTTTGATTAAATATTTAAGTTAAACTAGAATATTGCTCTAAAAAATAAAGGTTTCCTCCATTATTAAAAACTGTTAAAGTCTTGTTTTTCGCGTTATATCTAATTTCTATTCCATTAAATCTCAAAATATCATTATTTGATTGAAATATATTTCTAAATAAAAAACACATTCTTTCTTTTCCAGATTGAACAGCTGTTCCAACACCTATTCCAAAAAAATACCAATTTTCATTTATAGGAATAGATGTAGTTCCATCAGGAATCAATGACCCCCCATTATAAAAAAGTAAGATTGTTTTTCTTGTTAGATTTTCCATTATTTCAAGAATTGTATAATAAACCTATCAAAATTAGGAGGTTTACATATGCAATTAAAAGTATTAGAAAATTTGAAAAAGGAAAATGTGGAGATTTATTTAGAATATTTAAATAGCTGTAAAAGTAGTAGCTGGGAAACTTGGGAGACAACCTATAAAACATATTGCAATAATTTTAAGTTATTCCTGGTATGGTTTCAAAAAAACTATAAAAATAGATTTTTACTAAGTAAAGATACACTTTTAGAAATGCCAGGAATAATAGAAAGTTATAGAAATTATTGTAGAAGTTTAGGAAATAGTAAAAGAACACTAATGAATAAAACTACTTCAATAAGTACATTTTATGCTTGGTGTGTCAGAAGAAATAAAATCAAGTACCATCCCTTTGATAGCAAATTAGATAGACTTAGATTTACAGAAAAAGACAAGGTTAGAAGCAGTTATTTCTTAACAACAGAACAAATTTTAACTGTAAGACTCTACATGCAAGTAGAATTTAAAAAATATGATTTGCAAGATAGAATACTTTGGGAACTATTTTTAGATAGTGCATGCAGGATATCAGCAATTCAAAGTTTAAAACTAAGCCAATTAGACTTAGAAAATGGATATTTCAAAGATGTTAAAGAAAAAGAGGGTTATATAGTAAATGCTTTCTTTTTCCAAAAATGTAAAGATTTAATAAAAGAATGGTTAGAGTACAGAGAAAATAAAGAAATAAAAAGTGAATGGCTTTTTATTACAAAATATAAGAATACATACAAGCAAATGACACAAGGAGCTATTCGTGGAAGAATTAAAAAGTTAGGAAAAATTTTAGGAATAGAGGATCTATATCCTCATACATTAAGAAAAACAGCTATAAATCTTATTAATAATCTTGCTGGATTAGGATTAGCAAGTAGTTATGCAAATCATAGTAGCAGTGGGGTTACAAGTAAGCATTATATACAGAAAACAAGTGCTACAGAAATAAGAAATACTCTTATAGTAGCAAGGAAAAAATTAGGTATTTTTTAGTAAAAAAGTATAGAGATTTTCAAATTTATTCAAATTTTTATGATTAAAAATGTATTTTTGAGAGCTTTTTATATAAAATTCTTAGATTTTATATTTAAGAAAAATTATAAAAACAATCTCAAAGACACAAAATAAAATCTAAAATTCTTTATAAATTTGAAAATCTATTCAAAATTGAAAGGAGAAAATTATGTTCTATATATACACAAAAGAAAAAAAATCACAAGTAAAATTTACTGTTAATTTAACTGCAGATGAGGTAAAACAGTTTATGGATAATAACTTGTTCTTAGATTATCCAGAGCTAAATCAAGATGATTATGTCATAGTTGAGAGAACGGAAAGCTTTAAATACCCAACTTATGATGCTGCAACTAACAGCATAAGGGAAATGTCTAGAAATGAACTTATAGAAGAAGATATAGAAATTCAATTAGAACCTGGGGAAATAATAAGGGATAAAAAACTTATAAAAGTTCCAAAACCTGAAAAAAATGATAAATATTTAATTTGGAATAGAGAAAAGGGGGTATGGGAATATGACTCTAAAAAAGAGAAAGAAGATTATTTCCAACTAGTTGATACATTAAAAGCTGAAGCATTAGAATATGGATTTGATTATCAAGGACATAGACAAAGACTTAGAATAAAAGATTTAATATATATGGAAATTGCTATAAAATCATTGGAAATTTCCAAAAAGAAATTTAAGAAAGATTTAAAATCTACATGGTATTTTCACGATAATTTTGGAATGACAATGTCAATTGAAGATTTAGAAGATATGATGTTTTCAGGAACAATGTTTATTCAATCTATATTTAATAGTGAAAATTATTTTAAAATACAGGTTGAACCTAAAGATTTAACAAAGGAAGAATTTAAAAATAAAATAAATGAATTACATAATTTAGTTATGAAAAAAGTAGGAGGTAAAGAATGAAAGTAGCATTAATTATAGGTCATAATAAAAGAGCAAGAGGGGCTTATTCACAAATATTAGGCAGAGAATATGACTATTGGAAAGGAATAGCAGAAAAAATAAAAACCGAAATACCAGAACTGGTAGATGTATACGAGAGAAAGCCTAATGAATACTATACAAGAGAAATGTTTGAAGTTTTAGAGGAATTAAATAAAAATAATTATAAATTTTGTATAGAACTTCATTTCAATGCTGCTGAAAGTGAACAAGCAAATGGCTGTGAATGTTTGGTTTATTATAAAAATAATAAAGCTAAAGAGTTAGCAACAAATTTTATGATAAGATTACAAAATAAGTTTGGTAGCAAAATAAGAACCAAAGAAAATACTTTAAAAGAAACTGAAGTTGTTAATGGGAAAGAAAAAATAGTAGAAAAGAAAGAAACTACAAGAGGTTTAATCCTTGTACAAGATAGTAAAACAAGAGGTGCTTATGGAATATGCAAGAGCAGAGACACTTACATTCTAATAGAACCTTTCTTTGGTAGTAATAATGAAGAATCTTTAAAATTTTCTGTGGAAAGTGATGTTGTAAATTTATTTATTGATTTCATTAAAGAAATGTGAGGGGGATAACATGGCAATATTAGATAAAACATTAGAAATAGTAAATAAGTTTGTTCCTGATAAAAATGCACAAGCTGAACTTGAAAAAGAATTAAGAAGATTAGATATTGAAGATGCTAAAACTAAGCAAAAATTATTTGAAAGAATAATACCTATCACTTTTCCATTATGTGTTTGGATAGGATGTGCATGGTGTACTTGGGGTCTTATATTATCAATCTTAGCTTTTATATTAGAGAAAAGATATATATTCTTTGAAGTAAATGTTCCTACATTTTTAATAATGTGCTGTGGAATGTTTGGAGCAGGTCTATGGGGTAAAAAAAATATTGGAGAATATTTTAAAGGGAAAAATAACAAGGAGGATGAAGAATGAAAAAAATAATTTTTCTATTATTAATAGTGTTATCATTTATAAGTTGTAACAATAGAGAAGTAAAAAAGGATTCTGGAACTACTATAGTTCCTCTTCCTTTAAAAGCTGAATATACTCCTCCAAAGGAATTAGAAGAAAAATTAAAAAATAAAACACTAACAGTTGAAAAAATAACCAAAAAGAAATTTATAAGAAAAAAGGTTATAGAAGCACCATACACAGAATATATTTTTAAATAGGGAGAGGGTATTGTGGCAATTTTAACAAAAATATGTGCATATTTTGTTGCTTTTTTAATTTGGCTTATTGGTGGATTTGATACATTAGCAAAAGTTTTAATAGGGTTAATGCTGATTGATTATGCATCAGGAGTCTATGCAGGTTATAAGTTAAAGAATCTAAATTCAAAAAGAGCATATAAAGGGATAGAAAAGAAATTATGGATTTTAGCTTTATTATGTGGAGCTTCATTAATGCATAAATTGGTTCCAAGTATTGGTTTTAGAAATTTAGTTGGGATATTTTATTGTGCAACTGAATTATTAAGTATTGTAGAGAATGCAGCTAAAGCAGGAGTTCCTATTCCTAAGAAGTTAAAAAAAGCATTAGAACAATTGAGGGATGAGGATGAAAAGAAATGATATGTTATTAAATATATAATGAACAAAGATTATCAGTAGCTACAAAAAAAGATTAAAAAAATAAAAATTATCAAAAAATGTATAATATAATGCAGTTCAAATCCCTCTCTCACCGCCATAAAACACTGATTTATTGAGTAGTTGCGGTACTCAAAAAATTATTTTGACAGGTTTTGACAGGGTGGAAAGTCAACCAAAATATTAAATTATCTAGGTTACCATTGGTTTTAATGGTAACTTTTTTTATTTTGATTAACTAAGTAAATTTATCAAATACCTATTTTTTCATTTATTATAGATACAGTTGATAAATTACTCTTATTCATTTGATGCACATATATATCCATCGTTGTTTTAGCACTGCTATGTCCTAAAAACACTTGAATGTCTTTTACATTAACATTGCTTTCACATAATATAGTAGCACAACTATGTCTTAAATCATGAAATCTAATATGTGTTAAATTATATTTAGCCAGGAACTTTCTAAAACCATTGGTCAAAAACTTTGGCTTGTGAAGTTCTCCACCTTCATTAACATAAACATATTCTTCATCTTTTGTATAATATCCTTTACCTAGTCTTTCTTTATTTCTCTTTTGCTCTTCTTTTAATTCCAGGAGCATTTCTTTTATTGAACCAGGTAAAACAAAACTTCTTAAACCAGCTGTACTCTTAGTCTTATCTTTTTTTATTAAGATATTTTTACCATCTAAATTAGTTTCTGTTACAGTATGAATAATACTCATTGTATTATCAACAAAATTTATAGCAGACCATTTTAAACCTAAAAGTTCACTTCTTCTTAAACCAAAATAACTTGTAATAACTACTCCCAAGTATAAAGCTTTATCTTCTCTTTTAAGAATTTCAAGCATTTGCTTTATTTGCTCATGATTATAAACTTTTGCAATATATCTAACTTTCTTAGGTTTTTCAACATTCAACATTGGATTAATAGCAATTATTCCAATTTTTTGAGCATATTTGAATGTTAAACTTAGAAGATTATGATAATGAATAACTGTATTTGCAGAAACACATCTTACATTTAATTCATGAAAATAATATTTTTGGATGTCAAAGACATTTATATCTTTGAGCTTTTTATTTTCTTTAAAAAAGTAAGGTAATATAGAAATCTTTGTATTTGATAGATAAGATGAGTATGTAGCATCATCAATAGTTTTAAATCTCATTTTGACATATCCTAAAATAAAATTACAAAAACTAATTTCTTTATCAAATAAATTAACATCCTGGTCAATTTTCTTTAAGATACTTTTTCTACTATTTACTTTTTTATCATCAGGTATTCCAAAAAACTTTCTACATTCTTCTTCAAAAGTTTTTAACATTTCTTCAGCTAATTCTTCATTATCAGTTTTAGATGATTTTGATTTTACAGTCTTTTTCTTATTTTTTATATATTCAAAAACTAAGTGGTAAAACTTACCTCTTTTTCTAGTGTAGCTTGATGTATACAAGATTCCTCCTTCATCTTTTTTTAATAGCTACCGATAATGAATTATCAGGCAACTATTAAAAAAAGTCAATATCCTAATTTCTTACATTGCATTTAAAACATACTCTATAAGACACTCCTTTGGTATTTTAATTAATTTTCCATTTCTTATAGATTTTATTTCTCCAGTTTCAGTTTTCTTTATAAGGTTACTTTTACTAATTCCTAAAAAATCAGCAGTATCTTTTGTTGATATGAAAAATGGAAGTTTCTCTAATTGTTTTTCTAATGATGTTCTCATTTCTTGTGTTGTCATTTCTATCACCTTTATTTAATATATTGGTAAGATTGTGGAGCTTTTTCTATTCCAAAATCTTTTAATTCTAGTTCTTTTTTATATTTAATAATTTTTTTTATTTTTATAGCATAAGCAACTTTTGAATTTTTATAGTATTTAAAGTATTCTTTTTCTGAAATACCTAAATTATTTTTATGAGATTCCCATAAATGGTTAGGAGTTGAAGAAATTATTCTATCTATAATAATTTCTCCAACAACCTTTTTTTCAGGAAAACTTGAGTATATAACAATAGTGTCTATAGTCCTTTTAAAAAGTTTTTTTCTAAGTTCAAAAGTTTTAGTTCCAGCAAATATTCTTTCTACAAATTTAGGTTTTATTGACATTAAGACTTTCATAATCAACCTCTATCTTATTAAATAGACCTTCTCCAATCCTAGAAACAGCTATTTCAATGTATTCCTTTTTAAGTTCTACTCCAACTCCATTTAGATTTAAACTTTTTGCAACTTTTAATGTAGTTCCTGAACCAAGAAATGGATCCAATACTATACCATCAATAGGACATCCAGCTAAAAGACACCTTTTTACTAATTCCTCTGGAAAACTAGCATAGTGTCCTTCTTTTATTCCTTTTGTTGCGATGCTCCAAACTGTCCTCATATTTCTTCCATTCTCATTGTAAATAGTTTTCCAAGGTTTATCTATTCTCTTCATAGCAGTTTTACTTTCTCCAGCTTCTAACATTTTTTTCTTTCCTGTAGGCATAACTCCATCTTTGAAACCATTTAAAGTTTTTTCAGAATATGGTTCATACTGCTTCTTGAAATAGTATTTTTGATTTTTTGTAAAGAAAAATATTTTTTCAAAATCATTTGTGAATCTATCGTTCAAAGACTCAGGGAGAACATTTGGCTTATGCCAAATAATTTCATTTCTTAAAATCCATCCTTGGTCAATCATCTTAATACATAACCTTTCAGGAATCATCATCTTTGATTTTCTTTGAATATTTGTTTTTCTTGGAATAACCTTAAATATATTTTCTTTGCCTCTTTTTTTATTGCTTCTTTTAGAAAATTTAGAATTAACATTTGAATAAGTATCACCTATATTAAGGAAAAATGTTCCTGACTTTTTTAGAACTCTATATAATTCATCCATTATAAGCATTAATTTTTCAATATATTCTTCAATGTTTTCTTCTAATCCTATCTGGCCAGAAATATTATAATCTCTAAGTTGCCAATATGGAGGAGATGTTATAATACAATCTATGCTTTCTGTATCTAATGTTTTTAAAACCTTTAAACTATCTCCATTTATTATCTTCATTGATTTCCTCCTGACATTCTATAATTCCAATATCTTAAATAGCCAAGTCTATAAATTTTTGAGAGAACTATATCATTTACAGGTTTAGCTTCTTTGTTTATTTTTGGTTTTCTATAACATTCAATTTTTCTGCATGGAATACTACACTTTTTTTCTACTGCTATTAAAATTCCACATTCTTTTGGAATTAATTCTAATGCTTTCTCTTTCATTTCTGCTGGAAAAGCATAGTAGAAATTTTTAATATTTTTATCTTTGTGCCGATGTTTCTTTTTGAAATCAGCTTTTAAATCAGAAAGTGATATTTTAATTTCTACTTCTGTTAAATATTGATTTTTAGTAACAATTAACATATCACATTCATGATTTACTATTTCTTTCCAAAGCATAGTTTCATTATCAAACCAATAATTATTTTTACTAATTTTAGGAACAATTACTAGGCTACCATTTTTAAAATAGGTATAGATTAATGATTCCATTTTATGTGTAGTCATTCCTTATCTTCCACCCAATCAGCTACATTTTCCAGTTCTTCTGAATACTCTCCACATTTAGAACATTGATAGCTTTCAACATCAAAATGATTTAAACTACTTCCTGTAAATTCTCCTTTTTTATCTAACTCCTCTATTTGAAATGTTTTAGCTCCTACTATTCCTCCACAATGTTTACACTTCCACATTATTCCTCTCCTCCAATCTCTCTAGTAAATCTAGCCCTTAATTCTTTAATACTATAATCAGTTCTGAATTTTCTATATGTTTTTTCTTCCCATTCTTCCATTTTTTTAAAATATTCTGGATATTCCCTATATAGTACTTTTAATTCTTTTAAAGATTTTAAAGGACAACACCAACAAGAAACTCTATTAAATTTTTCATATAAACCATTCCAATTAAATCCCTTAGCATAACAGTATTCTAAACAATCTTTTTCTGTCATATTCCAATCTGCAAGTGGATATTTAATATTCTTTTCTTTATTTTTCTCTAATCTTTTCACTTCATCAACTGCAATCCCATGGTATTCAATTATTTCAAAATCTTTGTAATTTTCTTTTATGTACCTTTTTATCATAGATTTTTTAAAATATTGAGTACACCAGCGATTACGAAAATCTGGGAAAGAGTAACCTTTTTGTCCTTTATTCTTACCTTTCTTCTTTTCATACTCAAGTAACATATATTCAAAACTTTTCTTTGCTCTTAATCTTGTTACTTTATGATTTATGTACTTTTCAACTTTTTCAATATGCTCATACATTTCTGGAAACTCTACACCAGTATCCATAAATACAATGTCATCTATTTGTAATCCTTTTTCTAACATCATAAGTAACATTGCTGTTGAATCTTTACCTCCTGAAAAGCTAACAATATACTTTTTAAATGCTCCCATTTTCTATCTCCAATATTTACAAGAAAAATCTTCTTGTTGTTCATAACCAAGCTCTATAGTTGTAGCTTCTGATTTTTTAATAACAAATTCATTTATTTCATCTGAAAGTTCATCTGCTAAATCATATAAATCATTAGGATTTAAGAACCTTCTGAAATGATTATCAAAAAATTTTGTAACAATATCCAAAGTTCCCCAGTAAGAAGAGGGAACATCTGGATAAATTTTTTCATTCAAAATAGTACATTTTCCTTTGTTATAGTTAGAACACCATTTACAAATTTTTTCCATTTAACTCACCTAGTATCCTAGTTGTTCATGCAAATCTGGGTTTTCAAAAATGTTACCAACAATTTCAAAATCTCCTGCCATATTTGAAAGATGTTCTGTAACATTTTCATAAGATACACAATAAACAGCATCTTCATCATCATAAGAAATTAATCCATAAATATCATCTATACCATCATTGAATTTAATTACATCTGCCTCATAAACCTCTTGACCTGCTTTGTCTTTTGCTCCTGTAAATTGTAAGAGTTCTATATCTTTAAATTCAGCAATTTTATAATCATCTTTGAAAAGATTTCCATCATCAGAGTATCTGATATATTGATAATTTAAGTCAATTCCAATAATAGATACCATTTTATTTTCTTTTTTCAACCAAGCCTTCATTTTAAATTCTCTCATTTTATCCTCCTAAGCAGTTTCTATTTTTATAATTTCTCTATCAACCATATCTAAGTATTTTTTAGATGATTTTATTAGTTCTTGAACTTCTTCTTTTATATCAAGTTCATTAACTAATTTTTTTATTCTATCTAATTTAAAATTTTTAATAAGTTTATTCCAGGAATGAATAGTATCTGTAAATCCAGCTGGAAGCCTTTGTAATTTATCTTCCAAAGTCATTGGAGCCTTTTCCCAAATAGAGTTTGCACAATCTTTAACATGGGCTTGCATTACTTCCCTAGTGTAAAAATTATCTTCATATTCTATATCTTGGTCTTTGACATCGTCATAGCATTTGTTATAAATATCAGATGTTAAATTTTTACATCTTCCAATCAATATTTTGTAATAAGGATTTAAGTATCCATCTTCTTCACTTTTCCAAACTTTTTGGTGATTATTGATTACAATTTCTAATGAAAGTAAAAGAGTCTTTAAACTTAAAGCATCAAGCTCACTTTCAGTAGGTTTTTCTATAAATTTAATTTCTTTCTTTTCATTTATCTTGATTTGTCTTTTCGCAGTCTTTTGAGCTTTTCTCATTTTTAACACTCCTTTCTGCTAGAAGAGCAGCCAAAGCTATTTTTAGTATATCCATAAAATCACATCCAGTTTTCCAAAAGTCTAAAAGGAAAATTAAGTTTATGTTTCAATTTTTTCCAGAAGCTAATTTCCATACAGTCAACTTTAAATCCTTTTATCTTCTTATTTTTATAAGCTATTACAACAGCCTCATTAAAACTGCTTGCAGTATATTCTCCACCAACTAAGTAAAAGTCTTCTCCAATTTTTCTTATTTCTAGCATCATGTCCTCCTGTTTTCTTGACACCACAAATAACTTACTGTAAAATAAAACTGTCTGAGGGCTTTATCAACACGAGCAAGTTACTTGCAGTGCAAAATTGATAAAGTTCTTTTTATTCTGTTAGTCTTTTAAAAACTTTTATAAAAATTTCAAGCTCTTCATTTTCTTTTTTCATTGCAGAAATTCTTGAAATACCTAACATAGCAACAGCAACATCATCTTCTATTAAAGAGTTATTACTTTTTATAGTAGTTTCTGCTTTTTCAATTAAATCATCTTTATAAATCATATTTCCTCCACTAGTTGTTGTAATTTTTTTATATACTCTGTAAGTTCTTTTTTATATTCCTGCTTATCTTCATCTTTTAACTTCAATGATCTTTTTTTCATTTTTTCAATTTTATTAAAGTTAAAAAACTTTTGACCATCTGGAAGAAATTCCATTTTATTTTTTTCAATAGCAGGAAGTAATAGTTTTTTAATTTCTTTAACTTTATAGATGTCATTTTCTAAAATTCCTAACACTTCCTCATATTGAAGATCCTTATTTGTTAGAATTTTTATTGCTTGATCTGAATAAGAAAATATTTTATCTTTGTAATCTTGAAACTCTAAATATAAATTCCATCTTTTTAAGTAAACTGAAACAGAGTCTTTTGTAAGTCCCTTAGACTCATACCAAGCCATAAATGAATTGGTAGGTTTTAAAGTTTTTTCAATTAATGCTAATGACAAACACATTTCAAATAAATTATTTTTCATTTTTTTGTATGTATTCATAAATATTTTTTCTTGTTCAGATACGGTAGCAATTTCAACATCGTTTAATTCGTAACTAGCGAAATCAAATTCTTTTATTTCTGATTTAGAAGATATAACTATATTAAAATCATTATCTAAATTCTTATTCATTGTCTATCTCCTTCCAGATATTTATAAAGATACCTTTGATATAATCTAATTTTTTAGCTTTGCTTTCCCATAGCAATGTTTCTTTATCAATTAATTTAGAAATAAGACTAATTTCTGGGATAGGAAAACTTAAATGGATTCCTTGTACTCCTAATTTTTTATTCAAAAAATCATAATATTCTTTTTCAAGTTTTGTCCTTCCAGTTCTATTTGGAACAACAGCCTTAACCTTGTTTAAATCAACTTTTTTTAACATACTCAACACTGAATGTGTTGTAATGCTATCAAGAAAAGTTGGAATAACTATATGGTCAGATATTTCAATAAATAAATTATCTAACCCCATTACTGGTGAACCATCAATAACAATATAATCATACTCATCTTTTAAAAGTTTTATAGCTCTCTTAAAAGCCTCATCAAAAGAATTTTTTATCTTATATCCTTGTAAATGTAAGAAGAAAAGATTTTCTCTCAATTTTTTAATTTTATAGCTTTTACCTTCAATGAAATCTTCAAGTCCAGCTTTGCTTGTATCTTCAATTTTGATACCTGCAAATTTTAAAATATCATTTTGGGAATCGCTGGTAAGAATCAATGTCTTTTTATTTTTTATCAATGCTTTATATGCTGCTAATTGTAGAGTTATATAAGTTTTTCCAACTCCACCTTTGTTATTTTTAACTAAAATAATTCCCATAAAATCCTCCTATTTTTTGATTTTTTCAAGCTTATTTTTAAAATAAGTTTTATAATTTTTTAAATTCACAAATGTGTATCCAGATTCTTTTAGAGTTCTTAAAGATTTACTAAGTTCTCTTTTTTTGTTATATAAGTGCCATGCTCCAAATTTTTTAATAACAATTCCTGATAAAACTTCATCATTTTGTACAGCAAGAATAAAGTCTTGTCTGTAAATCATTGAAGTTCCAGCAGTGTATCCAGTAGCTTCAAGCCATTCAACTTCTTTAAAACTAAATTCCTTTTTTTGCTGATTTGAAATAGCTGTTATTTTTTTATTTCTGTAATCAATGAAGCCAACACTATATGTTTTTTGGTCTGTGTAGCTATAAATTTTCCCTCTTAGCATTATTGCTCCTTTCAGTTATAAAATTCAGGTTCTTTCAGAGTTTTATTTGTTCCAGCTTTTATTAAATAGAGATGACATAACAATCTGCCATACTTGGAACAATATTTATATTTTTCAAAGTCAAGTTTTTCTTCATCAGAAAGTATTTCATTGACTTCTTCAAATTTTTTTTGAACTTCACACCACTTTGCAAATGGCATATTTATTTTGGTTATTGACATAAACCACCTCTCTAAATTAAGCCTTTTTCTTTAAGTTCTTCATAGATAAATGAACTAATTAGTCTATAATACATAGTTTCACTTTTCGTTTTTAATTCAGAAAAATGTTTAATATTATGTTTTTTAAGTATCTCCATTTCAATTTCTTCTTGTTTCTCTAAGGGAATTTTAAAGAAAATACTAAGAATATTATCATTTTTCTCACTCTCCTTTCGCTCTTCTTCTTTAACTTTTTGATGTTCAACTTTTTTCTTTTCAAGTTCTTTGGCATTTACTTCACAAGTTCCTTTGAAAAGATGAGTGGAGAAAACAGCTGCTACACTTTTAACATCAGATTTATTTTTTAAAATATCCAGTTGTTCCTGGAATGTATTTAAAACAAAATCTAGTGAGTTATTTTTTAATAGCTCTAAAACTTTAACTTCATGTTTCTTAGAAAAATCAATTGCATTTTCTTTAAACCATTGTTTTATTTTTTTTAAATCATCATTCTTCTCATCTCTCTTTATATTTTTTATATTATTTAAAATATTATGATCATGATTATATGATTCTATCTCTATGTCTTTCTCTATCTCTTGTCGGACAATGTCCTCTTTGTTTAAGACAATGTCCTTTTCATTTTGGACATTGTCCTCATTATGTCCTTTATTTGTCTTAGAAGTTTCTAATAATAGATTTTTTTCTTTTACTTCTAATGATTTTCTATAATTTCTTTTTTTAGTTGCCCATTCACTTTCAGATCCAGTCATATTTTCAACAGCAATCATATACAATGCACCATCATCAAGTTTTTCCATTAACCCTAATTTTATAAAAATATCAATGGCAACTCTTACAGTATCAACTGCAACCCCAGTAATATTTGCTAACATATCAGGAGTATATGGAATAATATCTTTAAAGATTAGTCTTCCATCAGTTTTTAATGATTTACAAAGTAATTTTAGATAAAAGTTTGAATAGACAACACCATTAGGCATTGATTCAATTATTTTTATTTCATCTGACTCAAAGAAATCTTCTTGTAATTTAAGCCAGTAATATCTTTTTGCCATAGGAAGCTCCTTAATTTACTTTTAATTTTTCAAGTTTTTCAATAATTTCATCTAATTTTTTTCTAGCTTCATTTTCTGATGAACTACCAAAATAAATATCTTTAAAAAAATCTGCTCCTACTCCATTTTTCCAACCTTTACTATGTATGCTCACTTCAAAAATTTCACAATGTCCTGAAAAACGAATAAACAATGTATTTTTTTCTCGGCTGTTAACTTCAAGCCCTAGTTCCATTATTTTTAATATTTTTTCTTTAACTGTTCTATTTAACATTTTGAACCTCCCTAATCTTTTAAAATATCTTTTAAAGTATGGATTTCAACTCTTTTAGTACTGATATATTTCCATAATTCTTCATCATCAGTGCCATTATCAAGTTTTGTTTGGTACTCTTTTAGAGCTTCTTTTCTTAATTTATCTAATGCTGCTATTCTAGATTCTATATATTGTTTAGTTTTCATTATTACTCCTTATTTTGCCATTCCTTTGTATAGTTTTTCCAATGAAGCCATTGCCTCATTAAATTTTGAATGTTCAGATTTTTCAATAATATTTTTTATTTTGTTATACCAATCCTTAGCTTTTTCCTTATTAGCATAATGGCTGTAATTAACACCTAGAAAATCAAGTTGAGGTTTTCCTCTTAGCTCAACTAAGAAAAATATGTATTTAGAAGTTTCATCTTTGAAATATAAATTATTTTCCATTTTCAACCCCCATTTCTTTCTTAATTTCATTAATAAATCTAGCATCAATATTCAATGCACAAGGTTCAATATTGAAATTTTCTGGGAACTCTGAATAATTCGCTTCAATTTCATTTTTTGCAGCTTGCAAAGTAGTAAAAGCTGAAAGAATTATTTTATCTTCATTTATGATAATATAGATTGTTCTAATCATTTTTATCACCAGCAATCTTACAAGCATATCCCATTTTTTGTAGCTCTTCTTTGATTTCTAAAAGTTTCACATCTCCAAATCTTTCAATTAAATCATTCAATTCTTTTAAATTCATAAATTTTTCCTCCTCTTTGAGAGAAAAAAACTTGTAAAATATAAGAAAATATGTTATAATTAGGCATAAGTTAAATAGGTGTTTGTAGAAGTTATTTACTTTTCCATTCACTATTCAATTAAAAGGGTTTCTTGGCGGTTGCCCTTTTTTCTTTTGCTCTTATTCATCTTGCATTACTTTTCCAGCTATCATTCCCAATTCAAAGTATTCATCTTTTATATTTTCAATTACTATAAAAAATAATTTTTGAAGTTCTTCAAATTCATCATCAGTTAATTTATCTTCTAAGTAGCTGATTTTTTTTATAGTATTTTCAATATTAGTGTTAGAATTTGTATTTATATAGCCTTTTTCCTTTAATGCTTCAATAAATTTAACTATTTTCTTATTCT